GGCAGACTCCACTAGTACTGTCAAGGGTCAACTCATCATAAAAAGCAACACAAATGGTGACAACACCTACGCTATTTTTAACATTACAGGGATAAGTCTTGTTGCTGGTGCGGGATATCGACTTGGAGTTACATATGTCTCGGGAACAGTCCCATCTAATGCTGAACTGGTTGTTGTAGAGTTTATTCGTACTGGTGATCGTGGCTCTACTGGCCTTACTGGGAATACTGGACTTACCGGAAACACAGGCGCTGTTGGAGCAACTGGTGCAGTCGGTAATACGGGGGCAGTCGGAAACACAGGCGCGGTAGGAAACACTGGTGCTGTTGGGGCAACTGGTGCAACTGGATTCACGGGATCAACTGGATTTACTGGATCAACGGGCCCAACTGGTGCAGGTTACATTGTAACCTCGGCAACAAGTCTTGACGCTAATCCCGTCTCTGGCATTATGACTTTTTACACGTCAAATACTGGCGCGTACGCTGTTAATGACTTTGTGACGGTGAGTGCGGTAGGGACAAGTGAATATGTACAAGGAGTAATTACGTCCCTTGTGGCTGACACCAGTATTACGGTTGGTGTTACTGTAACTACTGGTGGAGCAGGTCCATACACTTCGTGGGTCTTCAGTATTGCTGGACTTCAAGGTAATCAAGGAACTACTGGTACAAGCCAAGGATTTAGGTACACGTTTAGCTCAACAACCACCGACGGATCTAGTACCGGTACGATTAGATTTAATAACGCAACAATTGCATCTGTAACATTTCTTTACATCAATGTTACTGACTACAACTCTGGCAGCAACACGGCATGGCTTTCTAGCCTAAACGACAATAACGGTGGGCGCCTAGCCCTCAAAAATGGGACAAGCAGTAGAAACATTATTTTTGATACTGCAGGCGCGCCAATCAACGCTACTACCTATTACAAAATTCCCGTAACATACGTCTCGGGAACAATCCCAACCAACAACAACCCGCTATATATTTTAGATAGCCGTAGAGGCCCTACTGGCGCTGCTTCAACAGTTGCCGGACCGACTGGCCCTACGGGTCCGACAGGATCTACAGGACCCACAGGCGCAGACTCAACTGTTGTCGGACCAACTGGCGCGGTTGGTCCAACGGGTGCGATTGGACCGACCGGAGCAACAGGCGCAACTGGTAACACTGGTCTTACCGGTAACACGGGTAACACGGGTCCGACGGGCGCAGCCTCGACAGTTGCCGGACCAACAGGTTCTACTGGCGCGACGGGCACGACGGGCGCAACGGGACCAACAGGACCAAGCGCAAACATCTCGGCAACTAACACTGTTGCTCAGGGTCGACTTACTGCTGACACTTCAGTGACTCCGAATGCTGACCTTGTCATTCCGTTTGTTGATGACTTTGACCCGAACAACTGGTGGGATGCTACAGCAAAGAAGTTCACGCCTACTATTGCTGGGTACTACAACATCACCTTGCAGGTCTGGTGGACTGCTGCTGCGGTAACTAACAACCAGGACAACATTCAAATTCGCAAGGGCGGCAACACTGTTGCCATCAGTCAAACTCAAACTTTCACTGGCTCTGGGTACTCACAAAATGTGACAAAGCTGGTGTATCTGGATGGCTCCACAGATTATGTAGAGTTCACTGCCTTCACGGGCAACAGCTCTGCCCAGAGTCTCCAGTGGGGTGGAAACTCCAACGGTCAGGGGACATTCTTCTCAGCTGCGCTAATGACGACAGGTATTGGTCCAACAGGTCCAACAGGAGCCGGAGTAACAGGCGCGACGGGTAGTACTGGAACGCAGGGAATCCTCACGCAGTCAACTGCACCAGGAGACACCTCAGTTCTCTGGCTCGACACTGTGTCGACAGCCAGCACGCTAAATCTTCAGGATCTCGGTAATACTACTCTTACCTCAGTAAGTAACAACGATCTTCTTAGGTATAACAGCGGAACATCCAAGTGGGTCAACTCAAAAACAATTGACACCGTAACAGCAACGGGCCTGATCACTGCTAGTGGCGGAGTCTCGTCAACTTCTCTTTCGGCTTCCACTACTCTAGCTGTTACTGGTGCCACCACTCTGACCGGGCTACTCACCGCTAATGGTGGCATTGGTACAACGGCAATAACTGCGTCTACAACACTTGGTGTTACTGGACTTACAACTGCTACAGGCGGTGTAACTACGGGAGCTGCAAGCACTATCAGTTTAGGTGCAGGAACTAACACTGTCCCGCCTCTTGACTTTGCTACTGGATCAAACGGAACTAGTGCTACGGGTGCTTCAGCTGGGGCAATCGAGTTTGATGGTGTCGCCTTCTATAAGACTCTAGTAGCAACGAGCGGTAGGGCGCTAGCTCAAAGTTCTTACGCGTACTACCAAAATACCGCTAGAACAGTGACTACTCCGGCAGCAACAGCTACAGGTATTTTTGGTGCAGGAACAACTACAACAGGAGTAGGTCTAACTCTGGGAACAGGGTCGTATGAGTTTGAGATGTTCTTCCAAGAGACACAAACTGAGACCACAACCTCGCACACGTTACAGCTGCTATTCCCCTGTACAAGCGGGACATACGCCTCGATAAACTATGTTTCAGTGACGTCATCGGTGACATCTTCTGCCGCAGCAGCAGCAATTACTACCTCTGGAACCGTATCAACTGTTCTTGCAATTACAGGTGCTGCAACAACGGCTGCCTCTGTTACACGTAGCATCTTGGTTCGGGGATTCTTTAGACTCTCGGTTGGTGGAACATGGACCCCTCAAATGCAATGGTCCGCATCTGGTGGTGTCTCTGGTAACTTGACCATTGCTGCTGGCTCATACGTCAAAGTAACTCCAGTAAACAGCAACACGGCAACTAACACAGCAATTGGAGCGTGGGCATAATGGCAGTTCTTAAAAAATATAACACTGGCACTTCGGCCTGGGAAGCAGTTGCAGTTGGATCAGTTGGTCCAGCTGGTGCAACCTACAACTCGACGACAACTGATGCAACAACTGCTAGGACACTGGCCCTTACTGACGCTGATTCGCTAATTTTATTTTCGTCAACGTCGGCAATTACGGTGACTGTTCCGACATATGCATCAGTAGCAATTGCAGTAGGCCAGGGACTCAGCCTCGTTGCATACGGTGGCGGACAAATAACTGTCGCCTCTGCAGTAGGAGTGACACTTCGCTACACAAACACTTTACGATCGCGCACACAGTACTCTATCCTCACGCTGATAAAAATAGATACAAATGAGTGGCTGGTAACTGGAGATACGGCGGCCTACTAATGGTTTACGTAAGTGGGACCACCCACAATAGAGCACCTAATCTACTAGGAAAATATGCATTAGCTAGTAGTTCCATAACTGGAGCATTCTACGACAGTGAGACAAGAAATACTTATATAGGTCAAAGCCAATCTAATTCATCTTTATACGAAAAACCCGGCGGTACACTTCAGTTTGACACAACAACTGGGGAACTTTTTGGAATTATTGATGACCCGGGCGGGTATTGGGTAGAAGATGGTTCAGGTGGGTACTATCTATACAACAATTCTAACGCTTCCTATTATTTAACTCGAATTGACATAAACAAAAAAACTGTAACTGGTTGGACAAATCCAACACTTGCCCAATCAGCGGGGTCTACCCCAAGTGTCAGCAAAGTTATTCGTGACGGGTCTACTCTATATATCTGCGGAAACTTTACTAGTGTAAATGGATCTGCCCGAGCGGGCATAGCAGCACTTAATTCAGACACAGGTGCTCTTCTTTCGTGGAATCCGGGAGGAAATGCTACTTATGTATATAACATCGTCTCAAATATCGCCGGAACAATATTTTATGTTACAGGAAACTTCACTACAATAGGTGGACAAACTAGGTCTCAACTAGCAGCAATCACTATCTCAACCGCTCTAGCTACAGCATGGAACCCGGCACCAAACGCATTCGTGGGGGCGGTCAATATTGATGAGACCAACAACGTAGCCTATATTGGCGGATCATTTACAACAGTTGGGGGCACCGCTAGATTGTGCTTGGCACAGGTATCTCTAGCCAGTACAGGCGCACTACAAGCATGGAATCCGTCAGTATCCGGTGGTGTTTCTCCCTCCGTGGTAACTATTCTAACAACTGGCACAACAACAAAAACTGTATATTTTGGGGGATCGTTTACTACGGTAGGAGGTAACTCACGATCAAATCTTGCATCATGGACTGCCCCATCCGGGGGAGGTGTTGGAGCGGTGACAACTCTCTCACTTGCAACTGTTGGAGTTAACGTAAGAACCCTTGCAATCAGTGGATCTACTCTGTACGTTGGCCTACAGAATCAGAGCACAGTGGGGGCTACGTCCGTTGGTCCATTATTTTCAGTAGACGTGACAACAAATGCAATAGTAAATTCTTACTCCCATCTGATTGGTACTGGCGCTCAGATAGACGTTTCTGGGTCAGTTTTGTCAGTCTATGTTGCTAGATCACCCAAAGCAGCCATTACAAATACTTCGCTTTTTTGCATTGACTCTGGCGGAAAACTGACTAGTTTTAGGTGCGCTGCTCCTGGCGTCTATGCAATGGTCAAAAAAGGAAACACACTTTATATTGGAGGTTCATTTACGACAGTAAATGGAACTTCCAGGGTTGGACTTGCGGCAGTAGACGCGACAACTGGTGCACTATTAAGTTCAAGTATGGAGTTGGGACCCTCATCTGTTATCTATGCTCTTACCCTCTATGGAGACACGCTGCTGGTTGGCGGTCAGTTTACAGCAATCAATAACACCAATTGTAATGGATTTGCCAGGGTAGACACCACTACAAATACTGGGACCGGCAATACGTATGCATCTGAAACAAGCTTTGGAACTGATTCAATAATAAACTCAATTGTAGTTAATGGCTCAATTGGATATATTAGCGGCTACTTTGACACCTACACCGGCCCGTCATTGGTTAATCAGACTAGGTATGGAGCAGCAGCCATAAACTTAGCAACATATGAACTCACATCCTGGGACCCAGCAGTATATGATTCAGCTAGTGATCAAGCAGCCACTAACGTAAGAATGTCTTTAAATGAAGCCGGTACAAAAATGTATATATGGGGGCAATTTGATACTGCAAAATTCAATACTGTATCTCCCGTCAGCGTACCGGGAAAAATCATCAGAGTTGATCTAACTACCGGACAAACTATTGACTCAGTATCATCGTCTTTTACTGGCGGGGAAAACTATAAGGGTATGCTCGAGAAAAATGGGATAGCGTATGTAGCCGCTAGCGACGGTAGCGCCCCCGGTGGGGGTTTCTACGGGAGAGACGCAACAACAGGAACACTAGTAACGTCGACAACAACTTTTTTATCAGTCACGGTTGTCAATCCGTCAGAATACAAACCCCTGCACAGCATCTCAAACGGTATACTTGCTGTGTATCCCGTATATTATTCTAACAAAGCAATATTAAATATGATTAAAATATTTGATACTAATACAATGTCAGAGAGGTATTAAGGAAAAATGAACGTAGAACTGTACGGTGGAAGCGGAGACTTCTACCAATACACACAAGAACAAATAGACAGCTACCGGAACGGAATTTTTGGACCATTTCCGGTGGTGGTGCGTGACGGCGAGATTATTGCCATCCAGCCGTGGGACCCAGAAAACAATAACGAACCGTGGCCGACAGATCAGGATGCACTTGCTTGGGGGTCCGCGTACATCGCAGCAGCTTTGCAGGCATCTACAGACGCCCAGAACAGAGAGGCTAGTCGAGCCAGTGCAGTAGATAAACTTATTCGCCTAGGCCTGACCCGCGAGGAAATATCTGCACTCACGGGATCAATTTACTAGATTCTATTGCCTAGGTAGACCTAACACTCACACTGTTGTTCCATAAAAATGATAGAATAGAGGGACAATGTACTACGTAAAAGACGGGCCGCGTACCCTCGAGTTCGAGGGGCGTCTTCTTGGCGAATCTACCTCTCGGCGCGGTGACTCTATTCGGTGGATCGAGTTCAAGCTCTACCAGACCGGAAGCGGAGCCTACATCCTTTCGCGCATTGGCCGATCAAAGGTTTATCATACAGCTTCATGTACCTTGGTGTCCCGCTATGGTCTGACCGAGGTTGAGTGGAGCGACATTGATGTTGACTCTCTCGAATGCCCTGAGTGTCTGCCGAGCCCAGAGGCTCAGCTCGTATTCCCTGAAAAGAACCGATACTGGGCCCAAGTCAGCGACGAGCCGCAGGCGGTCCTCGAAGCTCTCTACAAGTATGATGAAGGAGGTGCGCGATATCTGACTAAGGTCGCACAGCGACTGCTTGAGTCGGCATCACACAACGACTCTCGTATAGAATCTATCTACAGAATAGAGCGCATCCCGTGATAAACCCAGACTTTCAACACAGCCCCCTACAAATGTTGCTGGTTGAAATGCACGAGCTTCACCAAGAATTACAGCGTCAAGGGTTCTCATCCAAGGACTCTAACGAAATTATTGGTCACATCTTGTACGATCAGATGATGGACCGTCCACTTGTGTCGGACGAGGATATCCAGTACACTGAAGACCTAGAAGATTTAGACGACGAAAACGACGAAGGAGATTTACTAGATGACGACGACCCCAGCGGAGAGCGGCCTCTCTAACGTTAAGCTTCACTTGGTAGACACTGTCGAAAAGGCAGAACAGTTTCTCTCGTGGCTTGGCGAGCGCCGACCGATGAACGCTATTGCCATTGATATTGAGACGGGCGAGAAGCCAGGCGGTCGTCGCACCGATACATTCTCCCCATGGCACGGAAACATTCGCCTTGTTCAGGTGGGCGACGCACAGCAAGGCTGGGCAATCCCTTGGGAGGAGTGGTCTGGAGTTTTCTATCAGGGGATGGAGAACTACGAGGGCCCTATCGTCTGCCACAACATTGCGTTTGAGGCTCGATGGTTTGCCGTCAAGTCGCGCTGGGATCTGCCGTGGCACCAAGCTCATGACACCATGATTATGGCTCAAATCATTGACCCTCTTGGGACAGCAGCACTCAAGCGCCTTGCTGCTCGGTATGTAGATGGTCGCTCAGTTGCTTTGCAGGACACTCTTGATCGTCAATTTATGGATAACGGATGGACGTGGGGCACTGTCCCTGTCACGTTTGAGCCGTACTGGGCGTATGGAGCACTGGACACCGTACTGACGATGCGTCTGTTTGAGCAGTTCTATGAACTTTGCGGTCCGGGGAAGCCATATAGTATTGCCTACGAACTCGAGATGGCCGCTCGCAAGATTGTTACGCGCATGGAAATCAACGGCGCTCGAATAAATCTTGAGTACTCCAAGAGCAAGTACGACGAACTCCTGAGCTACTCCGACTCCGTCAAGGAGTGGGCTAAAAATGCTCATGGCGGTGTATTAATCACAAGCAACATGCAACTTGTCCATGCCTTTGAGGGGCTCGGTGCTAACATCACGGAGACCACTCCGTCGGGCAATAAGTCGGTTAGCAAGGATCAACTCTCCATGCTGGTCCGTGACGGTAATGCAGATGTCAAGCAGTTGGCTGATGCCGTACTCAAGCAACGCAAGGCCGACAAGCTGGCTAGCTCGTACTTCCTCAACTTTATCAACGACAATGTCGATGGATTCGTACACCCGTCCATCAACTTGCTGCGTGCCCGTACTGGTCGTATGTCGATTACCGAACCCGCGCTCCAGACCCTTCCCTCTGGGGATGCCACAGTTCGTCGTGCGTTTATTCCGAAGGATGAGGACCACGTCATTATCTCGTCCGACCTTGATCAAGTCGAGTTCCGTATCACTGCCAACTACAGCGAAGATGCAACCCTTATCAAGTTGTTCCACGATGCCGATGCTACTGGTGGAGACGTGTTTACCTCGATCATGCAGCAGGTCTATCAAGATAACACGCTGACCAAATCAGATCCTCGTCGTAAACTCATCAAGGGTGTTATCTACGGAAAGCTCTATGGCGCTGGTGTCGACAAGATGGCTCTGACCGCAGGTGTTACAACTGAAATCATGCGTGAGGTCGTCGAGGCTTTCGACGGAAACTACCCCGGTGTCAAGATGTTCCAGAAGCGAATTGAAGAATCTGGGATGCGTCGTTTCCGTGAAGAGGGTAGGGGCTACGTTATGACTCGAACCGGACGCCGACTCCCCTGCGACGACGACCGCGTCTACTCGCTGACCAACTACCTCATTCAGGGAACGGCAGCAGAAGTATTCAAGCAGAGCCTGATTCGACTTGATCAGGCTGACCTGACCGAACTTCTTATTGTTCCTGTGCACGACGAAATCGTGCTTCAAGCACCTCGAGACAACGCCGAGGAAATCATGCGTGTCGTGCAGTCCTGCATGACCACCACTGAAGGCTGGGATATTCCGCTCACTGCTGGAGTAGACGGACCGTTTGAGAACTGGGGCCAGAAATACGATGCCTAAGTTTGTGCTGGCAGTAGACCCCGGAAAGACAACGGGCATGGCGCTCGCTGCCTTTGAAAAGGGGGGCGACCCGCAGCTAATCTGGGCCGACGAGCTGGAGATGTTTGACTACTACCAAAAGCTTCATCAGCTGTTCGTGACGTACGGAGACGATCTTGAGATTGTCTGCGAAAAATTCACAATTAATGTGCAGACGGCTAAAAAGTCTCAGGCTCCATACAGCCTCGAGTGTATCGGTGTTCTCAAGGCGGTCATGATGTACTATGGCCGCGACCCCGAAGAGCTGAAGTATCAACTTCCTGCCAATGCAATGAGCATGTTCCCTAATGCCAAGATCAAGACCATGGGCTACTGGTACCGAGGAGGTGCTGGGCACGCCCTCGATGCAATTCGACATGCGCTACTTTATGTGGTACAACAGGAGAAGTGGAATTTTTTACCACTACTCAGAAAAGGAAATAACGAATGACGATTAATGTCGAACTGAACGAGGAGCGCACACAAATTCTTATTAGCGCCGAGTGGCGTTTCAAGGAGCTGTGTAAGACGATTCCTGGTGCGACATGGGACTCTAAGAGCGATGTGTGGCGTATGCCCGTTTCGTGGTCTGGCTGCCTTGCCCTGCGCTCTACGTTCCGAGATGCCCTTGCAATTGGTCCGGGACTGGCGCAGTGGGCAACAGATGAGCGAACTAGTCGTATCGATCCTGCTAATGCACTGCGTGAACTTACCGCCTCAGACGAGGGCGATGCCGACCTGTTCCCCCACCAGCGTGCTGGTGTTGAGTTCTTGATTACCGCACGTCAGGCGTTGTTGGCCGACGAGCCTGGACTCGGCAAGACTGCACAGGCTATTCGCGCTATCAAGAAACTTCACGATCGGGGAGGGGATGTATTTCCTGCCTTGATTGTCTGCCCCAATACCCTCAAGAAAAACTGGGAACGCGAGTTTGACAGGTGGTGGCCAGGTGTAGACGTGACCATCATTGGCGGTACGGCTGTACAGCGTCGCAAGCAGTTCGAAGAGCCTGCTCAGGTCTATGTCATTAACTGGGAAAGCCTCCGCACACACTCGCGCTTGGCTCCCTATGGCTCGGTCTCGCTAGCTCGCTGTAAAGCGTGTGGCGGAGAGAACGGCTCTATGACCGAAAGCCGTTGTGAGGTTCACCCACGCGAGCTCAACTCTATTGACTTCAAGGCTGTGGTCGCGGATGAAATCCACCGATCCAAAGACCCCAAGTCAAAGCAGACTCGTGCCCTATGGTCGGCGTCGGGCAACGCAGATATTCGATTTGCACTTACCGGAACTCCGATTGCCAAAGATGTTGTTGACCTGTGGCCAATCTACCACTGGCTTGCCCCAACTGAATTCCCGAGCCGTACTCGCTGGATTGACCGCATGGTAGATACCATGTTCAATGCTTTCGGCGGGATGATGGTTCTCGGTGTAAAGCCACAGATGGAGGATGAGTTCTATGCCTCAATCAATCCGCGTATGCGCCGTATGCTCAAGCAGGTTGTGCTTCCGTGGCTCCCCGAAGTCATTGTTGACCGTCGGGATGTTGAGATGTCACCCAAGCAGAAAAAAGCTTACAAGGATATGAAAGAGCAGATGATTGCCGAGATTGAGGACGGTGGCGTTGTTACTGCTCCCTCGGTCCTGACTCAGACTCTTCGTCTCCTCCAGCTCTCGAGTGCATACGCTACCATCGAGATTGATGAGAACTCGGGCGAAGAGCGCGTGATCCTCTCAGAGCCGTCGTGCACAATTGATGCCTTGATGGACGATATCAAGAACGGTGACTTTGGTGAAGATTCGGTTGCTGTCTCTGCTGTATCTCGGCAGTTGATTTACTTACTCAGTGCTCGTCTCACCAAGGAAGGCATTGCTCATGGCCTTATCACAGGGGCTCAGAGTGGCGATGAGCGACAGTACGCTATCGACGACTTCCAGTCTGGGCGCACTAAGTGGATACTCTTTACGGCCCAAGCAGGGGGCGTTGGAGTGACCCTGACGGCAGCTCGTCGACTCATTCGTCTGCAACGTCCGTGGTCTCTCGTTGATGATCGACAGGTCAATGACCGCGTTCACCGTATTGGTTCTGAGATTCACGACTCAATCATTATTACCGACTATGTCACTGGCGGAACTGTGCAGGAACGCGTGGTTGACGTGCTAGAATCAAAATCCGACAATTTTGAACAGATCGTCAAAGACAAAGAGCAACTTCTTAAGATGCTCAAGGAGGGGTAAAGCCGTGGCTAAAAAAAGAGGAAAGTCTTCTGGCGTTCGTAACAACGACCGTCAGAATGGTAAAGGATTTAAGAAACACCCCAAGCAGTTCGATGCTGAAAAGCGTCGACTTGTTCCGGCACCTCCTAAATAAGGGAATTACAAAATGACAGAAGGAACCTACACGCTCTCCAACTCGGAGATTCAGACGTATAAGGACTGTCGCCGTAAATGGTGGCTGGCCTACTACCGACGTCTGAAGCCAAAGCAGAAGAAGTACAGCGGCCCCTTGGCTCTTGGATCTCGTGTCCACGAGGCACTGGATCAGTACTACTCGACTGACTCTCCGCTTCTCGACATCTACGCTGGCCTTGTTCACGAGGAGCGTAAGCTCGTCGAGGCCCAGACGGAGTTCACAAGCGACTTCGAGACAGAAGCCGACCTTGGTCGTATCATGCTCGAAGGCTACCTTGACTGGGTTGAGGAGGAAGGAATCGACGCTGACCTCGAGTTTATCTCGACGGAAGAGATCCTGACCATGCCGATGTTTGACGGTAGCGTTGAACTTCAAGGAAAACTGGATATGCGAGTTCGCCGTAAGGCGGATGGTGTTCGTATGTTCCGCGATTTCAAGACGGTGGGCGGATCGTTCACTCAGTTTGGCGAGACTGCTCACATGAATGAGCAAATTCTTACTTACATGCTCTTGGAGAATGCCCAGAACGAGGGAACGGATGAGCGAAGCGAAGGTGGTCTCTTTACCCTCCTCAAGAAGGTAAAGCGCACTGCTACCGCAAAGCCACCGTTCTACGATCAATTCGAAGTACGACACAATGTATACACGTTGCGAGCCTTCTGGCAGCGACTTCATGGTGTAGTATCAGATTTGATAAGAACTAAAGATGCTTTGGACAACGGCGAAAGTCACTTTGCAGTGGCCTATCCTCGTCCGAACCGGGACTGCAAGTGGAAGTGCGAATTCTTTGCTATCTGCCCTCTCATCGATGATGGAAGTGCCGCAGAGTCAGCTTTGGAAATGGGCTACGAAGCTGCAGACCCGTATGCATATTACGGAAAAGACGACCCGAAAGGTAGTGAATAGTGTCTGATATTCAGCGCTCTCTGACGATGATGATCTATGGCGCGTCAAAGGTGGGTAAGTCCACTTTTGCCGTCACAGCACCATACCCCCGTCTCATGCTCGATGTGGAGGGCGGCCACCGCTTCCTTCCCATCAACGTCAAATACTGGGACCCTATGCGGGAAGAACCCCCGGTGGCTGACGGAACTTGGGACACCTGCGTTGTGATCGTTCGCGACCTCCACGTTGTGCTCAAGGCCTATCAGTGGCTTCAGGCTGGTAAGCACCAGTTCAAGTCCCTGATTATTGACTCCATCTCGGAGTTGCAGGACAAGTACATGACCGACATTGCAGGACAGGATGCGGTCAAGATGCAGCAGTGGGGCGAAATCCTGCGTCGTATGGGAGCATTCCTCCGCGACGTTCGTGACCTCACCTCGCACCCGACGGCACCTCTCGAGGCTGTCGTTCTCACGGCAATGGCTCAGGAGCGTGAAGGTGTTATGCACCCTTACCTCCAAGGACAGCTCAAAACTCAGGCACCGTACTTCTACGATATCCTTGGATACCTGTCTAACGAGACATTCCCGAATCCCGATCCCATGCAACCACCGTACAAGGTTCGCCGTCTGTACGTTGAGCGCACGGAAAAGTTTGAAGCAGGCGAGCGCGTACAAGGCCGACTCGGTTCAATTGTTGAACAGGGTGACCTCGGAGTAGAGCGTATGCTAGACTTGATTTTCGGACCCCGTACTCAGCCGAGTGCGGACCAGTAACAAGAACCGATTACTAAGGAGATAAAGTGACACAGATCAACTGGGGAGAAATAATTAAGGAAGCCGCTGAAAGCGGTACATCCTTTGAGCCCCTCCCCGTAGGAGACTACAACCTCACCATCAAGGAAGCCTCATATAAGAAAGCCCAGAGTGGCCGCGATATGTGGAAGATCACCACTGAGGTGATTGATGGCCCTCACGCACGTCGTCGTGTGTGGAACAACCTTGTCCTCGTCACGGAGAACCCTACCGCTCTTGGTATGTTCTTTCGCAAGATGGGCGCACTCGGACTCACCCAAGAGTTTTTTGCTCAGAACCCCGACGTTGACACGATTGCTCGTGCCATGATTGGTCGTTCATTCCGTGGTCAGGTCACTCAGGCTGACTACCAGGGTAAAATCAACAACGAGATCCAGATGTTCTACCCGATCTCGACACAGCCCGGTGTTGCGACTACCGTCGCAGCTCCTGTGTCTGCGCCCGCCCCCGCCGTTGCTTTTGCGCCCCCTGTGGCCGCTCCTGCTCCGGCTCTTGCTCCCGTTGTCAGCGCTCCTGTGGCTCCCCCCGCCCCAGCTGTTGCTGCTCCGGTTGGTGCACCCCCCATTCCTGGTGCACTCCCCTCCGCTCCTTTCTAATCGGTGAGCAACAAGATAGGCCCAAACGCTGAGTTTGGGTCTATTTTGTTGTAGAATAGAAGTACACTTTAACTTAGGAGAACAATGTCTAAAGTAGACTTTTCTTGGGTAGACGAACAAATGGCAGGAGCCAAAGTTCGTATCCCTGTGGGTAAATTAACTGTCGCGCTGTTAAAGGCATGGGACGGTATTGCCACAGATGCGCTGACCCCGGCACAGATTGAAGAGGGCTTGACCCTGTTCAAACACCTCGCGCAGAGCCACTCGGTACTAGAGCCGTATAAAGACGAGATTTGGGTAGACGCTCGTCCGGGAGACCTCAAGGTTGCCGACCTAATCCGCGTCAAGTCAGATGCGTTTACAGGCGATCAAGGAGTACGCCTCAACGGAAGACGCGGAAAGATTGTCGGAATTCGCTATGGAGACATTGTGTTCCGATCGGACGACGACCGTAAGCCTCTGCTTGATGGCGTCCACCTCCCGCCGAGCAAGCTCGAGAAGCGTGTGGTCTAGTTGGAACGTCGCGGTGAAGTGCTCTGGATGGAGTGGAGCGGCCATCACTGCCCTCTTCATCATCGAGTAATCTATTATACAGAAGAGTTTGTTGACGTCGATCACGAGACGGTGTTTGGTGGGCTTGTCTCAGCCGTGCAGCGAAGTGGGCTCGTTGATGGACTTGGTGAAGCATACCGCGTAGTTGACATCATAAATATTTACAAAGGTTATTTCGGCTACGTCGATGGTGACGATGAGCCACAAATATGTGACCACGAAGGATGGACTCCTCGAGGAGATCTAGTGGACACAATTTTAGTAGGAACATGGGTTGGACTTGATGTCTGATGAAGAACAAGAATGGTTAGATGAAGCTGCGTGTGCTCAGGAGAGCAATAAGTCGAAGATAAACTTTTTCTTCTCAGACAATGAGGACGAGGTCGAGCAAGCCAAGACTCTCTGTATGTCGTGCCCTGTCAGAAAAAAGTGTCTCTCTAAGGCCCTCAATAATCGAGAGATTTGGGGAGTCTGGGGTGGAGCGTCACAAGACGAAATTCGTGATGTGCTCTGTCTCACAGAAGACGAGCGCGAAGTACGTCGAACTAAGAAGGGCGAAGCTCCGTACTGCCTTTATTGCAACGCTGATACAGAGTTTCTTCACACCGGACAGATTGATATTCCTGGTGGAGGACGGTGGACAGTAAGACGAACGGTAACCTGCTCACGTTGTGCGTTTACGTGGATCAGTAGAACCAGCGCAAACTCAGTCGATGGCTACCGTTCGCAGTATGGACTAAGTTAGTCCACTGCAAGAATACTGATAAACTCCCGAGGATCGTAGTCTCCACCGAAGACAAGCGTCAAGAAGCCGGGACGCGAGGATGCTCCTGTTCGATCGCGATACCAGTCCGAGCCAGGATCCACTGTCGGAGCCTGTACCCAGAGACGGGACCCAACGTCCTGTGACTTAAAGTGGTGATAGTGTCCACTAATCCAAAGGTCTGCACCGCCTAGAGCTGTCTGGCCCATGGCCTGTCCGTTGAGATACTTCTCTACGTCGCGTGAGAACTGGTGTCCGTGGAACATTCCCAAGTGAGTTCCGCAGATTTCAGTAACAAGTGTCTGGTGTCCAGAGGCGGGGAATCGGAACTCGACGTGTTGCAGGGCAGGGTTCTCGGCGCAGGCATCCTGAACTGCCGAAGCAATCTCAACGTTCCAGCCGTCAGCAGGGTCGGCGGCCACTTGACGAGTAACCTCGTCGTGGTTTCCGTTGACTACAGGGACAATCAGTCGTTCAGCGTAAGGAGCAAATGTTTTTATTTGCTGAAGTAAGAGACGTCGAGCAACGCGTACTTGCTCTGTCTGTCCGAGGTCTGATGAGGCCAGCCCTTGGAGACGTCCATTCTGAGAGACATTTCCCTCGACGTGGTCCCCAAGTTCAGGAAGAACAATGGTTCCCATAGAGATACCCATCTTCTGAAGCCCCTCAAATCGTTCCACGCTTCGTCGAGTCCCCTCAAGGATACGACCTACAGTCTGATTAGTTCCGCCAGCGCCAGACTTTTTACCAATTTGTTTGTCAGCACCGACGTGAGCGTAGGCTCCGGTGCCAGTAGCAGTCTTGATCCCCTTCCCGGGACGCCACGTTCTAATGTGGTCAACAAGATCTTCAAGATCAAAGTCACGCTCTACAACTCCTCGAGCAGGAGTGACATTGACGCGAACGGATTCCAGCCAGTCTCCGTGGAAAGTCTGCCACGATCCTTTACGAACAGATGTCACAATCCACTCAGCAGGATCGAGGCCACGCTCACGCAGAATTTCTTCAGCACCGGGGGTGTTACCTTCGGCGTTAGCGGTAGAGATTATGAACCCACCATCGGGTCCTAGCTCAACGCGGGGACGCCATGACTCTGGAGTTCCGGTCTGCTTGATGTCCGAACCATTCTGTCCGGGAGAAACCAAGTCAGCCAAGGTCTTTTTTAATTCGTCGCTCATTATGCTTTCTCTACTAGATATGCAAAACAGACGCACGTCTTGCGACGGTGTCTGTCCATGGTTGCGTCAGAAATCTCATATCCGAGAGTACGAAGCGCCTGAGCAAGTTGATAGTTGGTGGGGCGGTTCTTGCTGTTCTTTGCCATCCACATAATCTCGTTGAAGAGATCTTGGGTCTCAGTGTCCTGATCATCGACACACTGTGCAACTTTACATTGGCGAGACGTCAGACCTTTAAGTACTTCTCGAACCTTGTCTGCGTTTGACATAGCAACCTCCAAGTAATTGTAATACCTGAGGTAAAGTCTATCAGACTAATGGTGATTAAACGAAGATATTTGTGACGATACCAACAATGATGCTCAAGACGGCTCCCAAGACGGCAATACCAATTGCCTGATTCTTGCTATGACGCTGTCCGTCAATCGTTCGTCGCTGTATTTTTTGGTCTTCAATGATGTCGTCAATCCGCGAGTGGATATCGGCGCTCATTGATTGACGCTCGATATCCGACTCACGGATCTGACTGGCTACGTCTTTTTTCAACTCCGTGACTGATTTGGCATTGTCGATATCTGAATCCTTAAGATCGCGTTCCACCCTCGTGATGCGCTCGTTGTATGAGTCGAACTTGAGGTTGACAAACTCACGGGTAGCCATTTGAGCTTGCATGGTTTCAAGCACACGAGTAATGTGCTCGAGCATAACTCGGAGCTCGCCGGGGGTGGGGTCGCGATCTGGGGACATTAGTTAGCCGATAGCCTTCCATGTGTTTGGCCCAACAGTTCCGTCAACCTTAAGGTCGTGCTTAGCCTGAAACTCCATGACGTGCTTCTTAGTGTCAGGGCCAAAGACTCCATCAGCAGTAATGCCGAGTTTCTCTTGAAGATGCTTGACGTGTACTCCCTTTGATCCAACCTTGACTGCGGGTCGAGATATGGGGGTAGCTGGGGCTGCAACGGCGGCTGCGACAGCTACTGCTGCCTCAGTCTTTACCAATTCAGCAGCGCCTTGATCGTCGTGCGTTGGAGCTGGTGCAACAGGTGCGTCGGGCGGGGTCTCTACTGGTGCAGTGGCAATTGACTTTTCCCACTCAATGAGGTGATCAAAGAACTTAACTGGTTCGATGTAACCTGCTCCAGTTGCGTTCCAGGTGTGTACCTTACCTTTATGAAGCTCCCAGTGGAGGTGCTTACCAGTTGACATACCTGTCGATCCCATTTTTCCGAGCGGGGTTCCGGCTTCAATTTTCTGACCCTTTTTTACCTTGATTGACCCATCAGCCATATGTGCATACAGCGTGGTGTACCAATCGCCTTTAATTTTGTGAAGTAGCGTAACACTATTTCCAAAACCAGCGGGATTGTTGCCAATGTAAAGGACTGTACCATCATATGGTGCTTCAATCCAGCAAGGCTCTGCTGAGGCCCAGATGTCAGTGCCGTTGTGGTGTTTTTTAGTTTTTGTGACGGGGTGGATGCGCCAGCCCATTGTGGACGTAACTTTCCAAGCTTTTCCAGGCTTTCCGTCGATTGCATATTGTGCTTTTGCCATGATTTTTCTTCCTTTGTGGGAGTAGTATTACTACAATTTTACCGTGATTACTTGTCGTCGTCTTTAGGGTTGCGAAGCCTGTAAGTGACAATCCAGATGCAGAGTGACACAAGAATGCACCATCCGACTACTTCTTTAGCCGATCCTTCGAGTACAACCCAAGCGACAAACATGCCAAGCAATGTCCAAAGCTGTCCAATAATGTCGTTTAAAAAACCTTTCATTGTTTCCTCCTTCCCGTGCTCGATGATCCTGATTTTGAAGAGGCTGAGGCGCTCGCTGATGTGGTAGCAGCCATAGTTGCAGTGGCGGCAGCTTGCGTAGCAATCTGCGTAACGATGATGGCGGAGACAACAACTTTTTCAGATTGCTTGCGGACCTCGGGAGACATGTCAGCACCCACGTTGCCGACAAAGTTGATTGCATCTGCCAGTGCTACGATCGCGCTACCGAGGACTGGAATGGCCGCAAGTTCTTCTGAGACGACAATGTCGTCAGCTGTTGCCTCCGCCCACAACTCCTCCATGACTTCTTCTTCGGTCGGAGGAGTTGGCTCTACAGTTGGCTTAACTGTAGGTTCGGGGGAAGGTTCTGGGGTGGATTCTGTAGTTGGCTCTGGCTCTGGCTCTGGCTCTGGCTCTACATAGGGAATGTATGGCTGAATTGAAGCCCGCATATCCAAGGCGTTTTGCAGTGCTTCTTCGAGGGGAGGAACGGCTACTTCAGCTTCTGATTTAGCTTGAGCTGTCTGCTCCGTAAGAGTTAAGGCTGTGTTATATCTGTCTTGAGCCGAGGTATAGCCTTCTTCGGCGACTAAGAGACTTGACGATGCTCTACTTTGTACGGCTTGTTTTTCTTGGAGGATGGCCAGAAGCGCAGGATTGTGTATATAAGTTATCTCGGCGTAGTCGTTCTGCGAGTACCAGCTGGCTGGGATTACTCCCCAGGTGTACCCGTTGTCGTAGTACAGCGTCGAGCACGCTCCACCGCTCCACTCATAGTACCAAGCGTCAAGTTGGTACGAACGTCCGGCCTCGAGGTGAAACTTCTGACTCCACCAACCGCCACAACCTTTGAGTACCCAGTTGTCGTTGATAACCATTCCATCAAGTGTCATGTACCAGCCGTCGTCGGCGTTGTTGAGAAAGTCATATCCGTATGGTGTGGACTCTGGGATCGTAAGGTATCCGGTGTAGTGGATCATCACAGAATCGTTTCCACACCCTTCGACACTCCCACCGCCCCACTGATGGTTGATGTGCGTGAACGTCACCGTCTTACAGAGATTGTAGAGATTGTCTGCGCGGGTGGGGTTGGGGGCAGATAGTTGATTGTAGATGTCTGCGCGTATGCCAGGAATCCGCTCTTCGCCTGGAGATTCGGTGTCGGGAATAAGATTGTTGTCGTAATTGCTCTGAGCCGTAGATAACTCAGCAACAGCAGACTCATACGCCACCTGCGCTATTGCCAGATTGAGCGTGGTCTGAGCCAGTTGATTTTCGGACTCAGCCAACTGCGTCTGTGCGGATTCAACAGCAAAAGACGCGTCAATCAGATTAGATTGAGCGCTCTCGAGATCTGCGCGTGATTGTTCAATTCTAGCGTCGGCTTCACGGACATATCGGTTGTACTCCTCTTGTGACTGAGGAGTGGGGTATGAATATGCTGGAGAAGCCAGTAGCACAAGTGGGAGCACTACAACGCCAAGAATTGAAGCAATCAGCGCATTAGTCGTTGCTACGACTTCCAGCGCTTGTCTCGGTAAGCGCATGGAATATTTTTACTTATCTCTGGTCTTCTTGAATGTTGTCGAGTGCGGCCTGAACGTCTTCGTTGCCTTCGGCAGCCTTAGATGCAGCGGCGCGGAATGCAGTTTGAACGTCGGTCGCGGACCAGTTGCCTGACCAAGCAAGTACGACACCGAGGTAAATAATAACGGTTGCGAATGATGTGCCAGTGGCAATGATGCCACCCATCATCCAGTCTCCACCAGCTGCGACAGCGCCAATCCCCATTCCAGGGATAAACGTCATCAGCACAATACCGATGGAACGGAGCACAATGCTCTTGGTGATTTCTTTCATGTGGGATACACTTTCTGGTAGTGGGCAGACAGGGCTATCCGTCAGCCTCTCGGTAGCTGTAATACGACGGAATATTTGTGTATTAAGTCTATTTTACCGCTCTTTGTGGCAGGCGAGTTTTCGTGTTACTATGGTCTTTCCACTCTCTTTTGACACAGAAGAAGATAGAGTTGGGACACTTGCACAGTCAGGAATACGGTGAGCGACGAACAAAATTTGGAAAAGCTGGCTTCGTGGTACACGGGGTTAGGCTGGAAAATTCTTCCCTGTCATGGGGTGACCGAGGGTGGTCGGTGCACCTGTGGTGGTCAGCACTCTGACCCCAAGGACATTGGTAAGCACCCCGCTATCTACGACTGGCCCAATCAGGCCACAACCGATCCCAATCAGATTTCGTCGTGGTGGCGTGCTGAATCCCGGTACAACATCGGCGTTGCCTGTCGGGACTCCGGCTTTTTTGTAGTCGACATTGACCCTCGATCGGGTGGCTTTGAATCGTTCCTCAAGTTTGAGGAACTGGTCAATGGGGCACTCCCCCCGACTGTAGAAGCCATTACTGGTGAATACACCTACAAGGGACAGATCCTTCGCGGACGGCACCTCTTCTATAAGTGTGAGTTCAAGGAAGAGTTAATTGGCAACCTTAGGGCGGCCAAGCTTCCCGGTATTGACATAAAGCACAACGGCTATGTTTTGCTTCACCCCTCTAATCACATCTCAGGTGTGTCCTATGGATGGAAGCCTGGCCACGCTCCGTGGGAAATCCACATGGCCGAAGCCCCTGATGAACTGCTCGACACTCTGCGTAAGCGTGGTCGTACTGCTTCAATGCGTAGCTCGACGTCCCTCGGCTCTGGTGACTGGTCTGCTCTTGACGGTCTTGAGTTTAAGGGCGAGCGCATTGACGTGGACAAGCTTCTTGAGGAGGGTCTTGAGGAGGGCGAGCGTGCCGTAACTATCTACGCCATGTCCTGTGCTCTTGCTAACAAGTTTCCTCAGGATGAGCTCGGTCGTCAGGCCGTAGAAAACATGATGATCCGTTTCAACTATGAAAAGGTTCGTCCCCCACTCGAACTCGAAGGAGCGACCGGACTTCTCGGCCACGTCCGTCGAGCTATTGACTTTGTACACAACAACCCCAAGCACTCGCGGGGCTGGACTGGAATCTCTGACTGGGAGAAAGAGGCTGCTGCCCGTATTGCTGGTGGGTCGCAAAATACCTCAGCATCGTTTTCGCGCACGGCTTCCGTCTCAACTAGTGATCCTGACGACGACGTCGACTATTCACTAGACGGAACTATTGGTGGCATGGTTTCCATCGGTGTCCACAACGGTGAATCAATCATGGGCGCTTCAACTATGGGAAACATCGATGTTCCCAAGGACCCCGATGCTGTAAACCCAGAGGACGGTGGAATTGCTGGACAGCGTTCGCTCACCGACGTCGGGAATGGGCGTCGTATTGTTGACAACTTTGGTCAGGGTGTTCGCTACACTCCAGGTCTTGGCTGGTACACATGGTCTGGGACACACTGGAAAAACGACATTGAGAACCTCGAGTTGCGTGAGTTGGCGAAGCGTGTCTCTGTGACTATCGCCAGTGAGGTGATCCACTACGACGACCCCAACAAGAAGCAAGAAGTCATGAAGTGGGCTATGCAGACTAAGTCAAACGCTCGTCTTAACTCAGCTATTGACAGCTGTACCTCTGACCCCCGTGTCTTTGTGCCAGTCGATGAGTGGGATAGCGACGATCACCTACTCGGTGTCAAGAATGGTGTCGTCGACCTGCGGACTGGAGAACTCCTTAAGGGCCGTCCCGACCTCCACATCACGCGACGTAGCCCTGTTGCCTACCAGCCAGGCCGAGTCAACAACCGTTGGACTGAGTTTGTTGACTTTGCTACGGGCGGAGATAAGGAACTTCAGGACTGGATTCAGCGTGCGGTTGGCTACACAATCACTGGTCTCAACACACAAGATGTGATGTTCCTTGTTTACGGTCCCCCTGGGTCGGGTAAAAACACCTTTGTCGAGGCAATCGTTAAGTGCCTCGGAACTCAGCAGTACGCGTGGCCGATGGACTCTACTATTCTTGCTCAGGACAACGGACAGTCCAACAACACCGACCTCTACCACTGGGCTGAACTCCGTGGTCGTCGTATGGTCTGGGTTGACGAGTTGCCTGAGTCGGAGCGTATCAAGGAGAACGCAGTCAAGAAGTTGACTGGTTCGTCTGAAATCTCGGCGCGCTCTCCCGGTGAGAAGCCGTTTACGTTTCAGTCGCACGCCAAGTTGTGGCTCACGACCAACCACCGACCAATCATTACTGACGATGCAATGTGGCGTCGTATTCGTCCGATTCCGTGGTCGCAGGTTCCTGCGGTGGCTGATCCCACGCTCAAGGAGTTCTTGTTCGATCCCGAGGGTGGCATGCCTGCAATTCTGGCATGGGCTGTCGAGGGTGCAATAAAGTACTTGGGGTCCAAGGACATTGACCCTCTTGGTTGGTGTACTGCTGTGCACCAAGCCTCAGATGTGTATCGCCGTAGTGAGGACCGTATTGGAATGTTCTTGGTCGAGGAAACGGAAGAGACTCCTGGACTCAACCTTGCTATTAGTAGCATGTACCTCCGCTACCGCATGTGGAGCGAATCTCGCGGTGAACGAGCCATGACTCAGATTGCCCTGCTCCGTAAACTTCGTGACCGAGGTATCCCCATCGAGGGAGATGGAAGTCGCGCGATGTTGATGAATCGTGGCTTTATCCCAACTGCGGCCCCAAGCCACACTGCTGGTGGTGCCTTCGATATTGCTGGTCTCAGCTCAAGCGTTAACTGGGCTCGCTAGGCTGACATGGTAAAGATTGCTATCTACACAATCGCCAAGAACGAGGCGAAGCACGTCGAGCGCTGGTATCAGTCGGCCAAAGATGCCGACTACCTGCTGATTTGCGACACTGGATCAGAAGACGATACCGTTCAGATTGCCCGTGATCTAGGGATTAGCGTAATCAAAACTACCGTCGATCCGTGGAGATTTGACACTGCTCGAAATGCGGCCCTCGACGGAATTCCCGACGACATCGACTACTGCATCTCAATGGACATGGATGAAATCATTAGTCCTAACTTCCGGCAAGAACTAGAGAAGTGCCTTGAGGACGGAATTACACTTCCCCGTCCGAGCTTTGTCTACAACGAGGACTTGACTTTCTTGGCTCAACGGATCCATGCTCGGCACGGGTATCGCTGGAGGTGGGCAATCCACGAGGCAATCTGCGTAGTCGACATCACTCAAGTCGAGCGGCCCGTCAATATCACAATGGAACATCATCCAGATGAAACTAAGTCTCGGGGGAATTACCTCCACCTGCTTGAGTTCTGGGCAAGAGAAGAACCAGAAGATGCTCGGTATGCGTACTACTATTCGCGGGAGCTGTTCTTCTACTCCCGTATCCGTGAAGCCAAAGAGGAGTTTGTCCGGTATCTGAATCTAAAGAGTGCCGTGTGGAATGTGGATCGGGCTCGGGCCTGTCGCTTCTTGGCTGAGATGTCTCCTGGCATCGAGGGTAAGCTCTGGCTTCAGCAGGCAACAGAAGAAATCCCCCACTACCGAGAAGCGTGGGTCGAACTCGCACAGTGGCACTATGACCGTGAGCAATGGGCAGAAGGACTGGCTGCATCTGAGAAAGCAATCGCAATCGAGGATGGCAATCACATCTTGGCGTACCAGCGTGAAGCATTTGCGTGGGGAGAGAAAGCCTACGACTTGGCTGCCATTTGTGCCCATCGTCTGGGTCAGAACGAACTGGCGCTCAAGTATGGAACCGTTGCTCACGAGCTCGCTCCAGACAACGAGCGTCTCAAGAATAATCTCGCCTTCTACGTTTAGCGGTACTATTGATATATGGCAATTATCAACATCAGTACTCTGATCGACTCTTTGGGCGGTACTAGCGTTACTGACGCAAAAATTGTGGCAACAGCTTTCTCTGCTGGAAAGCCTGCTACTCGGACTGTCGACAACACCGTTATCTTCCCGAAGCGTATTGAACTCTCTATTGTTGCGGGTGTTCCGGTTTCGAACTTTGAGCTACTTCAACTTCCAGTAGGGATGTATTGGAGTGTTGGTGTTTATGTCAGTGGGCTTACTACCCTTATTCGTACCGTGCGTCTCCCTGGCGGTGCTGGTCCATTTGACTTTGATGAGCTGGTAGATGTAGACCCCGACACCGCACTTGCCGATCCGAATACTGCGGCAGCTGCTGTCTACTTGGCTGAGGTCCAAGCTGCTGCTACTAGAGCCGAAGTTGCTGCTGCATTCACTGGTTACGACTACGAAATCCACGTTAGCCAAGTAGACGGCAACAACACCACTGGTAACGGTGACATTCTAAAACCAGTGGCCACTATCACTAAAGCGTTGACGTTAGTTACATCGCAGCGTAAGACAATTATTGTCCACCCAGGAACGTACACTGAAAGCCCGTCAATAACTGTCCAATACACGACCATAACTGGTCCAGGGCTTATTGGTGGGAACATCGTAATCTCTGGAACTGTAAGCACAAGTACTGGCTGTACTATTGCGGGCATAAAGATGACAAACCTTACTGTCACTACGCCCACTGGTACAGGGAATGTAAACATCTTGAACTGTGAAGTTTCTGGAACTTTTACAAAGAGCAGTAATGCTGACTACACCGTTCTTCGTTTGTGCGACCTCGGTGTCGCAAGTATTACTGGGGCTGGATTAGTAGCCATCTTTGGTGGAAATCCAAACTTCATAACCGTCAACAACGCTAGTGCCAATGTGATTGTAAAAAGTGCTGTCACCGTTGCCCCTGTTCTAACTGCTGGAACTCTAAGCCTTGTAGATTCTGTAGTCGTTGCTGCTGTGACCAATGCCGTGACATCGGCTGCCTCAAGTGTGATTACT